CCCTGCTTAATAACACCCTTAAAGTTTTTCTTTACCAAGAATGACAGGTGGCCATCAGAAACAAACTTATCTGTGTCTACCAAACCACTAAATGCCCAGAGAGGAGACTCGTCAGCATGGTGTGGATTCATGAATAGTGTGCTATATCCTGGATCTGTTCCTACTGCCCAGAATGGCATAATTCTTAGCAGTTGCTTGTGATAGTCGTCTGGGTTAATTGGATAGTTCTGATATTGCTCTGGTGCATGCTTAGCAAACATGTCTGGCTGGATAGCACGCACTCCAAGAGGAATAGACCACTTCAGTTCATTTGGATCTGTTGCATCTAGATGAATGTCACATGGTGCTCCAATGATATAGCCAGCAGTCATTGCATCAAAAACTGGCATACACCTTTTTACTGTAGATCCAGAGGCACCAACAGTTGCAATAAACTCTTCATCATTAACGCTTCCTGGCTGCTGCTTGTACCAATCTGGGACAAAGCGAACTCCTGGCATTGGCTTTGGTGCAAAATCCATAGTCATTTCGCTATATGGATAAAATCTAATTACTGGCATAAAACTTCCTTATCTTCTCTACCATTATATCACTTACCGTGAATGTCATGTCAAACAAGGGCATTCCACGTCTAATGATTCCAAGCTCGTCATCATACATATGCTCTCCAACCTTTTTAAACTTTAGTGGTACCATGTGTGGCTGAATAAACTCCATGTTTACCTCTGGGAATATCCAAAGATCTTTCTTAGCAAACACTTTTACTGGAGACCCATCTACCCCTGAATAAAATATCTCAGTTGTTTCTTTTGGAATCCAAGAGACAAAAAACAAGTACGTAGGATCAAAGCATTCAGGGTCGTCTGGCATCTTAAAATTAGTTTGATAATATTGCCTGATCCAGGTCCTATCTACATTATAAAAATCTGACCCTGCTTCTTGCAAAAGATATATGTCTGCATAAACCAATTGTCTAAGGGTAACCCTGTTGCCATCAATTGACACCAGCTCTGGCACTGTTCCAATATTATCTACGTAATTGCTGATTGGCATAATTGCCTCAGACTCGTACTTGGCATAGACTGGAAATGCTGACATCCAGTTAGCAGTAACTCTTGAGATAAAATTAATATGCAAAAAATCTGGGTCATAGGATTCGTACCAGATGTTCTGATTAAACTCTGTTTGTTTTTCTAGTGGGCTAGACATTTATCTCCTCAGAGCCTTCTGTCAGGATTGAACTGACGACCTACGCATTACAAGTGCGTTGCTCTACCACTGAGCTAAGAAGGCATACAAAATATTATACCATGTCAATGCGTTTATTGCAATATGGCATTGCTCATCTGATATTGGCTTGTTTGAATAAATGCAGGATGTACTAGTGCATAAACATCGTAGAAGTTCATTCCTGTTGCAAAATAAACATCTAAGTTTACAGATTCGTTGTCTATGGAAAACTGACAGAACCTCTTGGCTGCTTTCTTAAAGGACTCAGAAATATACAATATTGCATGGGTAGACATCATACTATTTAGCTTTACCGTTTTTTCTGCAAATGGCTCCCACGCTACTGGTCCTGGAATATAGGTTAGTTTATCTGACGGGTTATACGACTCAACACCAAAGCTTGCATTGCCCAAATAAACCGCATCTGCACTATCTGGAAAACCAATGCTATCTTCAAACCAGTCAGAAACTACGCAGTCATCTTCAAGAATCAGAACTGGTCCCCTAATTTTTGCAGCTAGCTCAAGAGCAATTGATTGCGAATAGGCGTTGCCCCATGCTGGACCCTTGCCTAGATCTTTGCCATTGTATCCCTGAATACGCATGATCTCTTTGGTGCCAATTTGTTTTAGAGAATCTAAAAGTCTAGCTTCACGTGACTCGTTACCCTCAGATGTTATGTATATTACGGGAACATTGCTGATGTTAATTTCCATTTAAAAACTCTCTACTTAGCTGATACTGGCTTGTCTGCACAAAGTATGGATTATAGTATCCATATACATTATACATCTGCTGTAGCATTACAAATAGTATGTCATGATTAATAGATTTATTATACGCATACCTAGTTAGCTCGTTAGCTAAAACCTTAAAGCGATCACTTATGTAAAGAATGGCATGTGCCCCCACCATGCTGCTTATCCTATACATTAGATCGTTATGCCTAGAATATGATGCACTGCCAGTAATATCTGCAAAAGTAGTATCTTTAATCACAACTGGAATAGACGATACCCCAGCTGCTGAGTGACCAAGATAAACAGCATCTGCATCATCAGGAATCACAAGGGTACCTGGCAAGCCATTGTTTAAAAGACAGTCATCCTCAAGTATAAGGACAGGACCCCGGTAGTCTATAGCAACATCAATTGCCATCTCGTGAGACATTGATATGGCATTAAACTGTGTGTCAGAAATAAACTCTGCGTCTACTGCATCTATTATCGTTATGTTGTTTATGCCAATTTGATCAAGCATCAAAAGCATGCGTTCTTTTTTTAAGACATCCTTATGCATGTTTATTAAGACTACTGGAATATCTCTTATTTGTATTTCCATAGCGACCTGGATGGGACTTGAACCCACGACCCCCACCGTGACAGGGTGGTGCTCTAACCAACTGAGCTACCAGGCCTTGTGCCATCCACGCAAGAGCTGATGGCTGTGTAATCTAGTTCTCGCCTAGACGCATGATGTTTTGGCTGAACCCCTCAATCATACCGCTGGAACCCGTAGATTCAATTACACGATCTCTACAACGACTGTTCAGAATCGTTTTGTAAAGAGCACCACCCCCAGGAATTGAACCTGGTCCAACAGTTTTGGAGACTGCTGTGCTACCGTAACACTTGGGTGATAAGTTAGGCATACACTGCCCGCAGAAAAGTGTATGCCCCAGAAATCCTGTAGTTGGGCGAGTATTCCCATCCAAGAAAAGGACTTCTGTTTGCTCCCCCTCGTGGATTCGAACCACGAACCTTAGAGTTAACAGCTCTCTGCTCTGCCGTTGAGCTAAGGAGGATTAAAAGCTATTTCCAAATCCTAACAGCCCAAGCTGATAAGAGTGGAACAGCCTCTTCATAGAACGAATCTATGCTTCTATTATATACCATAAAGAAGTTTAAAGCAACATCAGAGCTTGATCCAAAACTTTGAATAAACTTTATTGCCCTGTCTTCTCCGTAAAGGCCAATCAGTGCCTGATATAACATTCTAGAAGTTGTGTAGCTAATAGAATAGCTTGGGTTTTGCACAGTAGTTTTTTGAATCTCTGCCATTACTGAATCTGGACCAGCCTTAAGTGCATTGTGCAGCTTATAGTCACCCCTCCACAAAACCTCTTTAGCCAGAGGATTGTCTGGTCCATACCCAATAACTTCTCCGTAGAATGTTGCAGCTCCCTCAACTAGCCAGTTAGGCATATACTGAGGCCTGTAGTATCCCTGGAACCAGTGGGTAGCTCCGTGTGCACCAAAGTCTACAGCTTCTGTTTGATTTCCATCATCGCACTGAACGGTTAAGTGTCTTGTTTGACCATCCTTAACATACGTAAACTCTGCTCCACGGCATGGGTACTTCCAAGAAGAGTTATAAACGCTTAGACCATATAGCCTGGTGCCAGCAGTTATACTATTCCACTTTTGTTGTGCCCACTCAATCTCATCTTTTGTAAAGAAAATAAAGTCTGCACCAGAAAAAGTGTAGAACTCTTCAAAATAGCTAACGCCAATCTTTGCTGAATTCACTGCCCTGAGTGCTGACCAAGCAGGATACTTATCAGAAACGTAGTAGTTGATCTCGCCACTAAAAGTATTAATCTTGGCTAGCCTTGACTTAACCTGAGAAACTGCATTTTCCAAAACTTGTTCAGATGGACTTAGTTGAACTTTCTTAATTGTAAGTTCACAAACAATTCCATCTTTGTCTACATCAAGTTTCTTGTATTTCTTATATACAGATGACTTAACCTTTGGCTTCTCAATTGGGTCACCAACATTTTTGTAATATTTGCTAGCAGCTACCCCATTAGGATAATGCTTATTAACAGTCTTACAAGATACGGCTGCCTCAGCAGAGAGCGGTAAAAGAAGTGTTGCTACCAGTGTTACTAGTACTGCAAAAGCTTTACTACGTGCATGCATGGATCTCCACCGTCTTCCCACTCTTGTTCTTCTTCATCTGTCATATATGGGTCACCATCATGCGTATTGCAAAATGGCCTAGTTACCCAGCCCTTTTCAATGCCCTGAGCTAGCCAGTCAATAAATTCAGTATTTTCCATGAATATAGTATAAAGTAAAAACTACTGGTTGTCAACTACCAAGTTTTGTCATAAATCTTTGGTAGTGGGAAGTAATGCTGCTCCCAGAATCTCTCATGAGGTTCCATGTTTGCACTTAGAAACGCTTCTTGAGTAATAATCTTTAATGGAATCACATCATAAGCAATGGTAATTCTTTCACCATCCCAGTCCCATGGACCCATAGCATGCTGGAATCCAACCATAGATAGAACTGCACGATTATTCTTGTTGACGTTTACCTTTTGCTCGCCATTCACATCATAGTGAGTTGTAGACGGCTCAGCATTTACAGAGTAGTATCCGTGGAATGCTGGTACCTTCATGTTTGGATCAAGGTGGTCATGCCATTCTAGCTTTGCACCCTTTTCCCTACTGTTAATATTAAACCAAGACTGCACCATCCACTGCTCTGAGTTATAATCAATCTCGTAGTAGTCACAGGCTTCTCTGGTCATATCAGCTACAGCAGACAGCAACTCATGCATAAATGGATAGTACATTTGGAAAGCATTATACTCTCTTGACTTCTGAGTTGACAAAGACTTAGAGTATGTAAAGATGTCCTTGTCATTATCGTGTGGTTGAATTCCCCACATATCTAGATTAGCAATACGCTCGTATTCAAGCTTCAGTCTTTCGCTAACATATGAAAGATCATTATCTAAATATCTTTCAAAAAACTTTTGTGGCTTTTTATTTCTGTCAAAGTCCCATTCTGGTGGAAACATAATCTCTCTTTCTAAAAAAAGGAAATACCCTCCCAAATATTATACACTATCTGAGAGGGTATGTTAAGGGGTTGACTAAACTTTATTCCTGATTTTTGTCTACCTTAGAAAAGGCAGAGTTGATCTCATCCATGGTTAGCTTGCCATCGTCAAGGAAGGCACGTGCCAACTTCTCAACAACGGTTGCAACACCAAGAATACCTGCCATAAAAACAGCAGACAGCATGTCAATGCCAACGACAGCTCCTGCACCAAGAACACCAAGACCAGAAGCTGCAAACACAGCAACAATCCTCATAATGACGTTCTTTAGTGTAGCCCAGCCACCGTCTACTCCGTAGTCTTCTTCCATTTTATTCCTCACTTTCATTGTTTCTTAATGGGTATGTAACAGCCCATAGACCAAGGGTACCAACAATACAATAACCAACTATTGTTTTGGAATCTCCCTCTAGTACTACCCAGGCCACAAACATACCTAGAAGAGTCCATGCCTGTTCTAGCATGTCTTTTAAGAATTTCTTCATTTATATCCTCCTAGATGAACCGCTTGAAGCGGTAGATGCAGCAGATGTTGCAGCAGATGTGGCAGCTGCTACTGCTCCAATCGCTGCCTGAGCAGCAATAACAGATGCAATAACAGTCTTCTCAGCCTTTTCACGGGTTTCAGGAGCCATGTCTGCACCAATATTTCCTACACTATTAAATACTTCTAGAGCTGCACCTGCAACATCACCAAGCAATGGGATAGCTGCTAGCTCTTCTGGTAGTTCAACATCGTCTGCTTCTGCAGCTAATGCTAGTGCCTCTAGTGCCAATTCGTATTCCTCTGATCCTGGCTCTGCAGTTTCAAATGTTTCATGGGCTAATTCTTTAAGTGCCTCGCCTTGTTCAGGAGTAATCTCAGCGACATCAACATTTAACAATTCTGAAACAGCTTCTTCTATATCGTTTGGTATAATTGGTTCTGGTTCTACAGAAGGAGTTGGTTCAGGTGTTAGAGTTGGAGATGGCGTGGGGACAGGAGACGTCTGCACAGGTGACGGTGTCACAGACGGCGTGGGGGTCGCTGTTGCAGTTGGAGTGGGGGTTGCCGTTGGTGACGGTGTTGGTGTGGGGGTCGTGGTCTCTTGCACTACTGGCTCTTCTGTCTCTGAAGGAGAAGGGGTAGGCTCTGGTGAAGGCGTTTCTGAAACTACTGGCTCTGGTTCCACTGATGGCTCTGGCTGCACTGGGACTACAGGTTCTGGTTCTGATGGCTGTACAGGCACTGGTTGGGGTTCTGGGGTAGGCTCAGGTGTGGGTTCTGGGCTTGGTTCTGGTGTTGGCTCTGGAGTTGGTTGTGGTTCTGGTGTCACTGAAGGTGACAGCTCAGGAGATGGCTCAACAGCAGATTGACCAACAGTAGCAGCAAACCTCAATACCTTTACAACACCTGGGCAAGGGTCACCAAACAATCCATTATCTGCAGTCCATGATGCTGCATTGTTTCCAACGACAATCTCTGTTAATATTTCTGTAACATAAGCACCGCAGTTATCGTCTGTTGGAGATCCATACCAAGCAGTTACGCTTGTAAACACTAGACCTTCATCCGTAATAGAGATGTTTACTTCCTGTCCTTCGTACCACTGTACCTGCCACCAATCTGGTTCTGCAGGTGGTTCTGGTGCATCTATTACAAGAGAAACAACGTTTGACCAGTTGGAATATACCATCTCTGTATCGTTGTCTGCCCTAATAGCAAATTGAAATTCATTGCCAAGTATTCCAGTGTCATCTAGAATGTTTAATGGAATAGTTATTGCTTCTTGGTCATGCGACCATGCCCATCCATTCTCCTGCCAGTTAGTCGTACTCCACATAATTGCATAACGCTCTACTTCAAGACCAGAAGTGTGTAGTACTGGAGCATCCCATGTAAGATCAACTCCTGTGTCTGTAAGTGTTACCTGAAGATTTGTTGGTGTATTTAGGAATGGGGTTAGGTCTATTACTAATTGTTGTAGTCTAGCTACCTCTGATACCGCCAGATCATAGCGTGCTTGTGCGTCAGCTAGTGCTTGCACTAATTCTGGATCTACATCCATCGTGTTAAAAGTCATTTCATCTAAAAGCCAGATGTCTCCTACGTTGCTGGTAATAGTAATGTATTGAATAGACTTTCCTTCAGGTGCGTTGTAGGAAATGAAACACTCATAGTTTGGACAGTCAGCGTTTCCAACACCATTAGGATTTACTAAAATTGCAGTAGTTCCGTCAGTAAACGTAATATCTATATTTTCATTACCATTCTTGGCAGCTGAATAAAACGAGAAACTGGTTGCTGGCGAAGGTGGCTTAATCTGTAGTGGCTGTGAGGTGCCACCTATGTAGATAACTCCTCCAGTTGCGTTTGGAGAGTAGTTGTAGTTTTGAATTCTGGGGTCAGTACCAGTGCTAATGGGAGTAGATCCATTTACTAAAAAGTCAATAGTGGTATTGATTGCAGGTCCAGTAAAGTATTCAGTAATAGTTGTGCTTACACTAGATGCCTCAACTGCAGCAGACGCACTAGATAGTGCCTCCTGGGCATCAATAACTTCTTGCTGTGCTAGCTCTAGGGCTGCCTGTGCTTCTGCCAATGTCATCTCTGACGCTTCAGCTGGCGTAGCCCAAAATAGCGAACCAAACGCTAAAATAGAAGCTAGAAAAATCCTTCCTACTTTAATGCTAATCACTCCAATGTTGGGGGGTTATCCAACACTTATATTATAACAGATTTATTAGAAGTCCCAGTCGTCATCGGTGGTGGCCTCGTGCTTACCAATTACGTAAGACGAGCCAGAGCCAGAGAAGAAGTCGTGGTTCTCATCTGAGTTTGGAGACAAGGCTGAAAGAATTGCAGCACTAACATCTGTTGCCTCTTTGGGGAACAGTGCGTCTAGACCTAGATTCATCAAAGCCTTGTTGGCATTATAGTGCAAAAACTTCTTTACATCTTCAGTTAGTCCAACCTCATCATAAAGATCTCTAGTGTACTTAATTTCATTTTCATACAGCTCCATTAGTAGGCTGTATGCAAAATCCTTAATCTCGTTCTGAGCATTCCAGTCTAGTTCATTATATGCCTGCTGGAACTTGTAGCCAATGTAGTAGCCATGTACAGCCTCATCACGAATAATGAGCCTAATAAGATCAGCAGTGTTTGTGAGCTTGGCACGTGAGGATAGCCACATTGGCCAGTAGAATCCAGAGTAGAACAAGAAGGACTCTAGAAGTGTAGAGGCAACCTTACGCTTTAGAGGATCATCTCCACGATACCTATTAAGAACAATCTCTGCCTTCTTCTGTAGGTAAGGGTTCTCTTCAGACCAACGGAAAGCATCCTCAATCTCCTGTGTAGAAGTTAGTGTAGAGAATACACTTGAGTATGACTTTGCATGTACAGATTCCATAAAAGCAATGTTTGTGATTACTGCCTCTTCGTGTGGTGTACGTGCATCAGGAATGAGGCTCATTGCTCCCACAGTACCCTGAATTGTATCCAACATGGTTAGGCCTGTAAATACACGCATGCTCAAAAGCTTCTCGTTGTCACGCAATGTTGACCAAGACTGAATGTCATTAGATAGTGGAACCTTTTCAGGCAGCCAGAAGTTCGCAGTAAGCCTGTTCCAAACTTCTAGGTCAATTTGATCTTCAATCTTGTTCCAGTTAACTGGCCTTGTTATAGCTGACATGATACACATCCTTCAATCTCTGTGCCCTCTAGAGCATTCTGTCTAATACGAATATAATAAATAGTTTTGATGCCCTTACGCCATGCGTAGATCTGAGCCTTGTTTACGTCACGTGTGGTAGCAGTGTCCTTAAAGAATAGCGTTAGCGACATACCCTGGTCAATGTGCTGCTGTGCAGCTGCATAAACATCTACAATCTTCTCTGGACCAATCTCATAGGCATCCTGGAAGTACTGACGGTTATCATTAGTTAGATATGGAGCTGGGTAGTAAACACGACCCATCTTTCCTTCCTTACGAATCTCAATCTGAGATGCGATTGGGTGAATAGAGCTAGTACTATTATTGATATAGCTAATAGATCCTGTTGGTGGTACAGCTTGTAGGTTCTGGTTGTATAGTCCGTGCTCCATTACAGATGCACGAAGTTCTTCCCAGTCCTTCTTTTTTGGAAGCTTAATCTTGGCATCCTTGAATAGCTGTGCAACCTTCTCTGTAGCTGGCTCCCACTTCTCATTGGTATACTTATCAAAGAATGAGCCATCTGCATACTTAGAGTTCTTGAAGTTATCAAAAGGAGACTTAGTCTCAATTGCTAGCTTGTTAGATGCACGTAGTGCGTGGTATAGGACTGTCAAGAAATACATGTTGGTAAAGTCAACAGACTCCTCATCGCCATACATCATCTCTGACTTTCCAAAGTATCCGTGCAGGTTCATCTGGCCAAGACCAATTGCACGAGACTTCTTGTTCCCCTCAGCAACTGACATTACAGAATCAATGTATGATAGCTCAGATACTGCTGTTAAAGATCTGATAGCTACCTCTACGGTCTTTCCAAAGTCTGGAGACTCCATGGCCTTTGCAATGTTTAGTGATCCTAGGTTACACGAAATATCCTTACCAATATCTTTGTAAGACATATCGTTATTGTATGTAGTAGGAGTGTTTACCTGTAGAATCTCAGAGCATAGGTTAGACATGTTAATGCGTCCCTCAATAGGGTTGGCATTGTTAACTGTGTCTTCGTATACTACATATGGATACCCTGACTCAAACTGAAGCTCTGCAATACGCTGGAACAGATCACGAGCCTTAATCTTTGACTTCTTGATTCTTGGGTCATCAACCATTTCCTGGTATAGCTCAGTAACGGAGATGTCTGACATTGGCTTACCGTATACTCTCTCAACATCGTATGGTGAAAATAGATACATGTCATCATTATTCTTTGCCAATTCCAAGGTGATGTCTGGAACCACAACTCCGATGGAGAGGGTCTTGATACGGATCTTCTCGTCTGCGTTCTCACGCTTGGTGTCTAGGAATCGCATGATGTCTGGGTGGTGAGCGTTTAGGTAAACGGCACCTGCACCCTGACGGGCACCCAGCTGGTTTGCGTAGGAGAATGCATCCTCTAGCATTTTCATTACTGGAATAATTCCAGATGATTGGTTCTCAATCTTCTTGATTGGTGCACCTAGCTCACGTACGTTTGTTAGGTTTAGTCCTACTCCACCACCACGCTTTGAAAGCTGTAGTGAAGATGTAACTGCACGTGCAATTGACTCCATGTTATCTTCCACACGCAACAGGAAGCAAGAGACATACTCTCCACGCTGCTTCTTACCTGCGTTTAGGAAGGTTGGGGTTGCAGGCTGGAAGCGACCAGTAATGATTTCATCTACAACATCTTTGGCTAGCTGCTTGTCTCCACGACCTAGCATTAGACCATTCATTACGACACGATCTTCAAAACGCTCTAGGTAACGCTCTCCATCAAAAGTCTTTAGTGCATACTGAGTATAGAACTTGTAGGCACCAACGAATGTTGGGAAGCGGAACTTATATGAATAGGCATGCTTCATCAGGTCCTTGACAAAATCAATCCCATACTGATCTAGCAGATCTTTCTCGTAGTACTCATTGTCAACTAGATAATCTAGCTTTTCCTCTAGGCTGTGGAAGAACACCGTGTTCTGGTTGACGTGGTCTAGGAAGTAGCTACGAGCAGCCTCCTTGTCTTTGTCAAACTGAATCTTGCCATTTGCGTCATACATATTTAGCATGGCATTTAGCTCATGGTAACTAATCTTATGTTCCATATAATATCTCCAACCTATTCTTTACTAGCTCTACATCGTATGGTGTCCCCATGATCTCTACCCTGGCAATAATAGGTACGCCAGTTTTAGCAGAAATCATATCTGCAGCCTTACAATAATGTTCGCCAAAATTTGTATTGCCAGTGCCAATGACACCACGCAACAACTCCCTATTGGCAGGGTTGTTTAAAAAAATCTTTACTGGTTTTGGAATAGCAGGCGATTCACTGCCACCACCATAAGTTGGTACAACGAGTACATACTCACGATCCATAGTGAGGTTCCTAGCATCGCTAGGCCTAATTGGAATACGAACTCCTGCATTGGTTAGCTTCTCCACAAAACGCTTAGTGTTTTCTGAATAATTTGAGAAGTATACGAGAGTAATGGGAACCACTCTCACTCCTTAAATTACATCAAACTGTGCCACGAAATCCTCTAGGTCTTTGCGTTGGCTTGGGTTATATTGTATCACGTTTTTGGGCATCTCGTCAATCTGGGTTTTTGGCCTATCCCTAAACGTATGGATCTCTACCTCTTGATTTAGATTACGTGGAGTGTTTGCAATAGAACCATAGATTGCACCACAAACAGCATCTGCCAAGTCCTTAGACTTCTTACGTGGGTGGTCAACCTTGTTTTCCTTAATAATCTTTAGCTCTGTAAGCTCTTCAAACAGCAGCTCAATAGCTGGCATAACTAGACGCTCTTCATAGATTAGCATAGCCATATCTTCATAGTGCTTCTTAGCTACAGATACCGTCTCAGTTCTCATGCCAATTGCCTGAAGCTCATTTTGAATATCAAATGATTGCCAACGGTCAAACGACACCTTTCCAATATTGAACCCAATACGTCTAAGGTTTTGTATCCATTGCTTAACTTCTGACAGGTCTACTGGTCCCTCAATTCTTGGCTCCCACCAAGCTACAGCATCTACCACAACAATAGGTGCAATCTGCTCATAGTCTTTTACGACCTGAATGTTAACCCATTTCTCAACGTGGGCAATTGCAACAGCACACTTGTCGTGCTTCTGTGCAAGGTCAGCATGCACATAGTAAATCTTTTCTGGGTCTGGTGTAAATGTTTCTTCAAATCTCCTAAACTGATCTAGAGGATTTCTGATTGTCATGGCATTACGAACCTTATCACGCTGCTTAAAGAATGCGTCAGATGCAAACGTTGGGATACAGGCAAAACGCTGCATAGCATCTCCCATGTCTGTAAAGAATGCAAGCTTAAAGTCATCAATCTTGCGAGTAGGGTTAACCACCCAGGTAGGACGCTTTAGTGCAAATACTCCTGGATACTTATAGTTTAGAATCGTATCCTCATCCCAGCTAATCTCTAGACTGTTACCCTCTGCATCTTCTGGAAGATCTGGATTCATAATAAACTTATGATTCTTTGTAATAACATCTTTGTCTGCAATGACAGCATCATATCTTGTAGAGATAAAGTCTCCTGGGAAACGTGGGAAGGATAGCAGGGCTACCTTGCCCAAGTCTGGGAAACGAGAGTCTACGGATGCACGGAATGCTTTGTAGATGTTATCAGCTGTCTTACCCTGATCGTTTCCTGTACCAATTTCTGTAGCAAAACCAGAGATCTCATCAAGAACGGCGAGTATAAGGTTAAGACCCTCGTGTGACTCTCGCTCAGAGTGTCCTGAGTAAACAGTGATAGACTTGTCAAATTCAATTGATTCTGCCTTGGCGTAAAACTTTCCAGCAAACCAGGGAGACTTCTCAATCTTAGTTTTAAAGCCCTTAAAGAAAACGTTTTTTGCCTGCTGTGCGTTAATCGCAACGTTAATGATATCAATGGCGTCACCACTAGGCTTGCCAAAGTAGCGAGCAGGATCCTTAAGGCATAGTAGTTTATATACAATGTAGCTACATGCCACAGTTGATGTAAAGTCCTTACCACTACCTTTTCCTAACTGGAGGATTACCTCGTTCTTTGTATACTTTTTAAAATACCTTTTACCTTCTTCTGCACCAAGAATATCAATCAGGTCTTCTTCTTTGTAGATCTGACTCATAGCCTCTACGATGTCATACTGAACATCTGATAGTGGTGGCTGACCAAGATAATCCTCACCCTCAACGAAAGTGCGTGCGTCTACTGGAATCTCAGCAAACACATCTGATTTTAAGGCATCTAAAAAGTCATCAAACATTACTGGCTCACAATCGTAATAGTTTCTCCAGGTTTAGTAATTGTTGATAGACGCTTCATAATCTTGTCTCTTACTTCTGGGTGCTCAGAGGCGATGTCCTTAAGAATTTGAATTAGGACCTCTTGTCTACTTTCAATCTCAAGCATCTCTTCTGCCAACTCTTTGTTCTCTAGGAGTCCAGCCTTCTGTAGCATGTCAATACGAGTACGCTCTAGATCCATGACTAGCTTAATACCTGCGGTCTTTGCACCAAGGTTTGCAGTTGTAGTTGCTTCATCAATAACCTCATATGCCTTGCTAATCAGCTTTGAGTAGTGTGTGTCTGCTCCAACTAGTGCCTCTTTTGCACGTGCACGGATTGCAGCATTGTCTGCAGCCATAGCTCGCCACTCATTGATATATCCAACAACCTTCTGTCGTGGAATGGACAGCTCTTTAGAAATCTGTGTTTCTGGAGTTCCAGCTAGATACTTCTCAACAACCTTGTTAACTTGATCTAGGTGTTCTACCGTTAGGTCTTCAAACGACACGCTTAGCCCTCTTTCCTCTTTGTGGGATACGCTTTACACGGTCTAGCTTAAATGCACGGAACTGTGATGGTACCCCACGAATTAACTCAAAGCAGTCAACCCACTGAGCACCAGTCTCTGTGTTAGTCGTAAGTCCACGTACCTTAAACTTAGATCCGTATTCACCCTTGACTTTAATTAGATCGCCAGCACTAATCTCAAAACCATTTAGCTCAAAGGTATCTTGAGTCTCAAACTTGGTCTCTGCAACTACTGACTTCTTGCGTCTACTCATTATCGCTTTGATTTCCTTAAATTAAATTTTGCCAAATAAACATAGATAGTCTCAAGACTAACCTGACATTCTCTAGCAATTTCTTCTGGAGTTTTCTTATCTAGAACATATCGCTTCTTAAGCCATAGTTCATTTGTATATAGTTTAGCAGATTTTCCCATAGTTGTCAATCCCCTAGCTTGTCCCAGTTCCTAAAAGCATAGTGACCAATTCCAACTGCATCAGCAACATCGTTATCAGAAAGGTTTTTGTCATACTGTATATTAACAAACCTTATGGTCTTTTGCTTCCTGATCTCTCGCTCATGGGTTTTATACCACGAGTCTGACTTTCCAGGATTATCTTTACGTATTGCAAACTTCTCATCTTTAGACAGCTTTCCATTACCAATAAATGTTTGCCAAGCAATAGGATTAATTGTCTTAACTGGTCTAATGCCTGCTGAGCCAATGAGGCTACCCTGGACCATTGCCAAATCATTCATTGTTTTAGGACTATTCAAAAATATTGTATGCTCAATAACAATGGCATCTATGTCAAAATGACTAAACAGAGCACCAGTCTTTTTAGATGCATCTAGCACTTTATCAAAAATGTTTTTTCCCTCAAAAGCTATCTTGCCACATGCCCTCAGATCTCCATCTGAAAAAATAGCAAAAGCTAAGCTGTTTGTGCTAGCGTCAATAGAACAAATGTTCTTTGGCTTATTTGTCAGTAGCTTTGCTATCTTTTCCATTTGACAAATTCCTGATATCTTTTAGAGCCTGCTTCAAGTCTTTTGGATTAACAACACACTTAGAACATAGAGTCTCATCATTGTAGACTGAAAGCTGAGAGCTACAGTTTTTGCAAAGCCTGGTCTTGCCTACACGGCGAGCGACTCTGGTTTGTGCGTATCTCATAGCTATCTTTTCTTTCGTTGCTTCTTCTCTACATTCTGCAGAACAATAAATTTGATATGAAACGTCTGTTTCAAAAGTGTGATCACACCATTGGCAGTGCTTGCTTTTCATCTAGTGGCTCCAAAGACTTGATTTTGATGTCTCCATTACCAGCTAGACTGCAAGTTGCCTTTACAGGACAGGTCTTACAAATCTTAGAATTTGACCTATAGTTCTTTTCTGGCAATGTTCTATCTGTCCATGCCTTGCGAACTGCTCTCATCCAGTCAAATGTCTGATTTACCCACTTGATATAATAATCACTTATTTCAACTGGGATAACCAGAAGATCGTGATTATTTTTGTTTTCATAAATAAGAACTGCTTCAGTCTTATTAAGAATCTTCATATAAATTAGTAGCTGTACTAGGTGTCCTAGCTTTGGCTTACCTGATGCCTTGCGATATTCAAATCCCTCAGCTGGCATTGTCTTGATTTCACCAAGCAGATCCTTGCCTTCCCAGTTAAGCATTACGTCACCAAAACCAAAGATTGGTGGATCATTGTATGTAATCTTAAACTCAGAGTCTACAAGAAATCCATCAACGTTTCCCATGGCATCCTGGATGCGTTCGTGAGACTTTGTTCCTGCAGTCATATTGGCAGCACCATATGCATCAGCACTGTCCTCAAACTCTGCACCATCAAATGCGATGTACCAGTATCTTGGGCATTCGCCATGACCATAAGCAATTGTGCTTGGTGCAAATGTTTTCTTTTGGGTGTGCTTTGTAATACGCTTTACAGTATACCCAGAGTTAATCTTTTCAATTAGCTGCTGAGTATCCAGAAAGCTTTTCTTTGGTGAAAGCTCTGCCTTGAGCATTACCTGACTTAGTAGATTTCTTGCCATAATAAATTACCTAACAATATACTTTAGTGCTGCTACAAGGTCTGTGATAGCCTCATGTGCAGTAAAGTAAATGTTCTTCTTCTCTCTATTTCCTTTGTCAACGTTTACCATCCAGGTTGCCCTAAATGCCATCTTTGCTGCAATTGCTTGCAGCCGTACAATCTCAAGCACAGCCACCTGTAGCGGAATGTCTGGCTTAAGGATTAGTTTTGCAATTACGGTTAGGGCCTGTGTAAGCTCTTCATCGTTCATAAAGTCTGCTATTTCAGACAGACCATTAATCATTTCTAATGTTGGTTTTTCTTGTTCCATCACTTAGCTTTCGTCATATATAGCTAATAGTTTATCACATCTTGCCTGCAATGGCAAATAGTGCTCGTCTCCCAGAGTGTTTGGAGTAGCACCAACTTCGCTAAAGTGGCAGAAGATCATGTCTAGATATTCTCCATCTTCAAAGATGCGTTTTGGTCTCCAGTGAATTTGGTGAGTGCCAGAAAATGTCAATGCCTGATTATTCTTTAGGGTATAAGACCTGCCCTCTACAATCAAGTCCCAAGAAACATTTCCGCCCACCTGTATGTCAAAGGTTAGCCTTGGCTCTTTAAATACTGTGTCAAGGTGTGGGTGTAGTCTTGGTGTTAGGCTTGCCTCGTATCTTGCAAATGACAGCTCCCTAAGCTCAAGCCTTTTATCTGAAACTGACTGAGCCACGGAAACAATCTTTGTAACAATATCTTCTGGAAGCCAGCTAAAATAAGCAACATGACCTAGATTTTCCTCAAGCTGTTTTTTACTTTCAGAGGTATTGTTGACGTGACCATAAATCTTGGCAATGTCTTCTTCAGAAAATATGCTGTCAACAATTAGATTTCTATACGAGTAATCCAATTAGTTCTCCTCAAAGACTCCGTGTAGCTCTCTTGGAATGCCAAGCTCATTTCCCATTTCATTATAAAGGTCCCAGGCTTTACGCATTCTTGGATTCTCATCAAGGTCTTTCATATACCTTTGCAGTAGCTCATCGTCTGCCTGTAGTGGATCAATTCCCATTGGATCAAATCTCCAGTCATCAAGAGGCGAGAAGTTTACGGTTAGAATTTCTGTAAAGTCACCCTTCTTCCACTTACGCTTTGGTCTCCAGTGAATCTGGTTAACAGCACTAAAGACAAGGGCATCACCATTCTTTAGCTCAAAGCGTTCTCCATCAACATAAATGTCCCAGTCAATATTTCCACCTATTTGAAAGTTAAAGGTGAGCAATGTATTTGCTGCATCAATGTGCGGTGGCAGTGCTGGAGTGATCTTATAATCACTGTACTTTGGATCATATCCAAGATAGCTAAAGTGTGAAAGCTTAATCTCTTTTTTGTACATCGGAAGGATATACTGATTAATCTTTTGCTCAATAGATTCTGGCATCTTAAACTCAGTAACCAACCTTGATAGATCTTTCATAATTCTTGGCTGATAGTGGTGAGACTGCTGTGATGCATCTACAATGCCATAGGTTACCTCAGCCTTCATGAGGATTGCTCTTACCTCAGCAATGTCCTCATCAGACAGTGGCTTTTCCAGATATACTGGAGGTACGGTGTTATATTCATTAAAATCTGTTAAATATTTGTGCATGTAAATATTATACCTCATCTATTAGCTGCTCTAGAAGTTCTAGCTCAATGATTGCTAATCTTGTCTTACGACTACCTTCTCCTAGAACCACAACGATTGCTGGATCATTTCCATTCTTTACGGCATCAGTAACTGCCTTGGCCCAGTTATCCTGGTTTACAGTGAAACCCTTGGGATACTCTTTAAAGTCAACCGTGAAGTTTTCCCATGTAGCATCTCCCTTTTTAATTCCACGACCAGAGTTCTTAATACCTTTTGCCCCTAGTCTTTTAATTTCACTTCTCTCGCTCATAGTCCTTCTTGCTTTTCTTGGTGTTTAAGCTTACCGTAGACATGTGCTTGTCAGGACACATCCAGGTTAGCTCCTTGGTCTCTGGGTACATTCTTAAGGTTGTAACTTCTACCTTGCATGTGTGACATGGGAATTTGCCCTGATAAATGTTGTACTTAGCCATTTAGCCTTTTCCTAAGATCTTCTTGATACGCCTGATTGGTTTTTACATACTCTACGAATGCATCTCTACCCTGGACCTTCTCACCATTCTCTAGCTTGTACCAGGCTCCTGTACGCTCTACAAGGCCATTCAGCTCTGCTGTATCAACTAGGTCTGCGATAGTGTCTATTCCAATTAAATCACCTCTAAAGTAGAAGTCGTATTCACCACTATCTCCTGGAGCTGATGTCTTAGAGTTGGTTACTTCCCAACGTACTTTACGTCCAACCTTTTGCTCAATGAGCTTATCTCCTACTGGGATCTTTGCCTTGATAGCCTGAGAATCTGAAGTAGAAGAGAATAGCTTAACAATAGTAGAAGAAAGATACTGAGTGGTCAGACCGCCTGTTGGCTGCTGCTGAGTATACATTGCAGTAATATTGTTACGTGCCTGAGAGATAGCAACAACTAGTGCTGGCTTCTCCTGGTTGTTAGCATAGTTAATCATTAGCCATGCGTGTGACAGATCCTTGGATGTTGCACCAATCTGCTTGGTTTGATCTAGCTGCTTTAGCTCGTCAGAGTCTTTCTCAAAGAATACTGCAGGAAGCAAAGTACTAATACTGTCAATAACAATTAGGTCTACGCCTGCCTTTAGCAGTGCAACTGTAACATCTGTCATATCGTTAACACTTCGTGCCTCTGAGTAGATAAGCTGTGATGTATCTACTCCTAGCTTCTTAGCCCAGGACTCATCGTAGGACATCTCTGCATCTACCCAAGCACACAGCTTGCCTTCTTTTTGTGCCATGCCAATCATTTGCAGACACATAGAAGACTTTGCACTAGACTTGCTGCCCCACAGAAGCACCTGCCTACCGTACGGCAAACCGCCTCCTAAAGCCTTATTCAGACCTGGACTGGGGGTAGGCTGAAATTCAGTCTCAATGCCCACAGCAGGCTGTATACGCTTTCTCATCTTAGGATCTAGCATTGCGAATGCTTCATCAATTGTTGTCATTTACGTCCTCCATAATAACGGTTCCATCTTTTGTCTTTGCAAAAGAAAACTTGTAGTAGTTTCCCTCTTTAATCTTCATGTACGCCTTAGCAAACTGTGTTGGGAACACTGTAACTGAGTGCAGGTCCCTAGTAGTATCTGCTAGCGTTAGGTATGCCATCTTCTTTCCAGCTTTAGTTACCCTCTGCTTAAACGACACAACAAACATCTCGTCATCACCATATGGCAATTGCTTATAGTTAAGATACTTAGTGATTGCAGAATCAACCTTGCCAATTTCATCTGCAGGGACATAGCTTAGAATTCTATTGTCACTTGCAAGAATTAGATATGTTCTTCCTGGCTCAATACCAGTCTGCTCATCATCAAAGATTCCAACACTACCAGTCTTATCTAGAATCTCAACACGACTCCAGCCCTTGCCTCGCTTAATAGCCTTTACCATTCCCATTAGAATAAAGGATCCCCTTTCCTCAAACTCTTCTACATCGTTAATAAATGCGTAGTAGTGCTGTGGGATAGAAATATTAAACTCTGGAAGGTTTAGATACTCATAAAGGTTCTCACGAATCTCGTCATCATTTCTTGGGTTATCTTGGAACGTAGCTGCACCAACTAGCCTTAATGCTGAGAGAGCACGGCTATTAACTCCGTTACCCTTACCAAAGGTAAATTCCTCTAGCTCCTTATAAGAATTAAACGGTCTTGCAGCCATATACTTTTCTGCAATGTTATCTGAAATGTACTTAATTCCAGTTAGCCCAAATCTGATACCCTTGCCTTCAATCTTAAAGTCAACGTCTGAGTCATTGATGTGTGGTAGCTTGATGCTAATTCCCATACGCTTGGCCTCAATGAGGTACTCAGTTCGTGCATCCTTATCCTTCTCATTCTTTAGAATAGAATACATAAACTCAATTGGGTAGTATGTCTTTAGCCATGCTGTCCAGTATGATAGCGTTGAGTAGGCTACAGCGTGAGACTTGTTAAACGAGTACCCTGCGTGAGCCTCAAAGTCTGTCCATAGCTCTTCTGCAACATTTGGTGATACATACTGAGATGCACCCTTTACGAACTTGTCCTTAAACTGGTCAAACTCTTTGGCATCTTTCTTCTTACCAATGATCTTACGAACCTTGTCAGCCTCAGCCATTGTCATACCGCCAAGCTCTGTACAAGCCTGCATAACCTGCTCTTGGTAGAGAATGCAACCATATGTCTCAGCAGTAAACTGCTTCATCTTGACGTGGTGGTATGCAATATTCTGCTTGCCATGCTTACGAAGGATGTAGTCCTTACCAATAGTATTCATAGCACCTGGACGAACCAGAGCGTTTGATGCTGCTAGCTCTGCAAAGTTCTTTACACCCATCTTAACCAATAGATTTGTATATGGCGTAGCTTCACATTGGAATACGCCCTTTGTAAATCCGTCAGACAGCATCTGGTAAACCTTTGGGTCTTCCATGTCTGTCTTTAGCAGGTCAATCTTTTTTCCATGACGCTCTTCAATAATGTCAAGAGTGTCACGCAATACTGATAGCGTCTTTAGACCAAGAGCATCAATCTTAATAAGACCAATTCTCTCTGCCTCTTCCATGTCTACACCTACGACTGGGATTCTTTCCTTGCTTCCAGGAGACGTACGGGTTTCCATAGGAGCGTACCTAAAAATAGGATGCTTAGAGGTAACAACACCAGCAGCATGGATACCAGTACCACGAATTCGACCACGAAGCTGGTCCCCATATACTTCAATCTCTGGATATTTTTCTCTAAACCAAGCTGCTTGCTTAGACGTGCAATAATCATCCCAAGTGTCCACCACCTTCATAACCTTATTAACATCTGTTAGTGGGATGTGCAAGACACGTGCAATATCACGAACAACACCCTTGTCCTTGAATTGTAGGAATGTTGCGATAGAAGCAACATGCTTGTACTGTCTAACAAGATAATCTTTTACTTCTTCACGGCGTGAGTCCTGGATATCTGTATCAATATCTGGGAAGTCATTACGCTCTGGATTAATAAATCGGAAGAACAGCAAGCCATGAACAATTGGATCAATATCAGTAATCTCTAGTGCATAGCAGAGCAAGGATCCTGCAGCAGAACCACGTCCTGGTCCAACCATGATGCCTTCCTTCTTAGCCCAAGAAATCATTGAGCGTACTACTAGGAAGTATGGACCAAAGTTCTTAGACTGAATTACATCAAGCTCTTCATCTAGTCTTGCAATGTACTCATCATTAAGGACACCACGCTTTTCAAGACCAGCAATTGCTAGCTCTCTAAGCTCCTTGTCTGGATTCTGATATTGTACTGGCAAAAGGTCTAGGTGGTCTTCAATTGCATAGTCTTCTACCTTGTCTGCTACCTCACGTGTTGCCTCGTACATATCTTCACGATCAATACCCTGGGCCTGCATGTCTTTGTGCATCTCTTCATCAGATAGAAGGTGGATGTCAAAGTTAGTAAATGTAATCTCACGGTCACCGTATAGGTACTGCAATCTATCCATTAGGTTGTCGTACTTTAGGGAACCCTCGTAAGTAGAATCCTTCTGCACCTTGTTTGAATAGCTGTTAAGGATTAGCTTTAGTTCCTGGATTTCTTTTTGACCAGTGTGTGCGTGGTGGCAGTCAGGTGTGACGATAGGCTTAACACCATACTCATCTGCAAGTGCAAGCAACTGCTTGTTTACCTCTGGAGGGTTGTGTGGCATCACCTCAATGTAGTAGTCGTCACCAAATACCCTCTTGTGCCACTCAATAATTCTTTTCGCTTCTGCGAACTCTTCAGCTTCAATAGCTTTTGCTAGGGCACCAGAGAGGCACCCAGAAAGGAGTATTAGTCCCTCTGAGTACTTCTCTAGTACCTCGTAGTCAAAGCGTGGCTTCTTGAAGAAACCCTCAGTCCACGCTATTTCATTGAGCTTGTTTAGGTTCTCTAGTCCCACACGATTCTTGGCAAGAACAATTACGTGGTTATAAACAAGGTCTAGTAGACCATCACGCACATCAGATGCACGCTGGTCAAACCTGTCATTAGTAATGTATCCTTCAATTCCAAGGATTGGCTTGATGCCCTTTTCCTTAGCAATACGATAGAACTCCCTATGGCCAGACAGAGAGCCGTGATCTGTAATTGCTAATGCATTCATACCCAACTGCTGGGCACGATCCAAATACTCTTCTGGTGTGGCAATGCCATCAAACAGTGAGTAGTGTGTGTGAACGTGAAGACCGTTGTAGCTCAAGTTTTATCTCCTACCAGTCAATGTTGGTAGAAGTAACAGATGGGGTGTCAAAGCCAAAGTAGAAAGCTTCCTGCTCTGGATATGGCACCTCACGAACAACCTTCTCTAGGTTGAATAGCTCAAGCTCAGGCCATGCAAATGGCTCAGAGTCTGGCTTAGTTGGAAGTAGGGTGTAGTTGGTCTCAGTTCCCTGACCGTTACGCTTTAGCTTCCACTCTAGATTAGAGATGCTGCCAGTCTCTAGTGCATACTCACGAATAGTGTTGAATGCAGACTGCTTGCTGACACCCTGTGACCATACAGCAACATATGGATCCTCAGTGCCGTCATCAATAATCACGTTGCAGTAGAAGCGTAGCTTTGAACGCCACCCTGCCTTTGGCTCCTTACGAGCCATCTCACAAGCGAAGCAACGACCCTCAGTTTCCTGAGTACATGCTGCCATACGCTTGTAATCCTTTGGGTTAGTGTGTTGTGCAATGACAACAGATAGACCACGAGCAGCATCATAGTGAGCAGACTCAGAGTCTAGCTCTTCTACAAAGCGAACACGAGCAGACTGTCCGTCTGCAAGCTTTACCCAGCGTACCTTAGTACCAGTTGATTCATATTTTGGCTTATCAAGTAGTGCGTTGATATCTTTTAGCCCTTTGATTACTCCCATTTTTCTCCTATTGGTTTTGGTGTTTTATTGTAACATGCTGGCGATAGTGTTGTCAAATGAAACTTGCAAAGAGCGAATCTCATCATCTGGCATATCGCCAATATCTTTATATTGACTATTTAGTTTTATTTCAGATACACGAGAGCCAGCCTTATCTCTAATTCTGGTTAGCATGTTTCTTCCTGCTTCATCATTATCAGCAATAACATAGATATTGTTGAAGTATTTCTTTAGCAAGTCTATTTGTATGTTGGATACATTTGATCCCAATGTAGCTACCGCTGGCAGACCACACTGATCCAAACGAATTGCATCGAAAGAAGATTCTACCACATAAATAGAACTTGATGTCTTAACACGATGCAAATTGAATAAAGTTTTTGCTTTTGGTAGTCCAGGGGTATTTTTAAAGTCCTTGCCCTCAATTGAGCGTCCAACAAAACCTAGTGGCATTCCATCTGGTGCATGAACTGGGACAGTTACCATGTCTTGCTTTTCAGAGAATCCTAGGCCAAACTTTTTCATAGAGTCTTCAGAGATTGATCTGCCTGCAAAATATGACTTAGCACGGTGAGAATCCAATGCTTGCTGATTTAGTCTTTTAAGAAGCACCTCATCAAATCTGACATACTCAGGTTCCTGGATAAGCTTTTTGCCAATCTCTTGCTCTAGATTAGTGGCAACCTCTTTTGTCTTAATAAATCTAATTGACTCAAAGTAGCTTCTGCCACTTGTGTGCATCACAAATTCTATTAGGTCAGCAACATGGTGACAAGAGAAGCAAAAGAATGTGCCATTGTTCTTGTCAATTTCACCAGCAGGGGTTCTGTGGTTTGGGTGATATGGACAATAGATTAGGTAGTCAGTATCTACTTCGCCCTGAATTGCGATTCCTGTGCCTGAAAGAACTCGCTTGATTTGTTCGCTTGAGTAGCTACCACCATTATTCCGTCTATTCCTAATATCCATTCGCTTTTCTTTTTCCCTACGTAAACGCCATATGTTGTTAATTTAAATTCAAAATATTCTGTTACCTTATTAAATTGTATCGTAAAATCTGGATCAATGTCTAGTCTTGGGACATAGCCATTCAACCTCATCTCTGATGCCAGCAACCTGAGATACTCTTGCTTGAGTCTTCCAATAGCTGCATCATCATGTATTTGCCCATCTAGTTGAAACATTTTGATAGGCTTGTGGTGAAGCGTATTCATGCATCTATTATACTAGCTATCTTGCAAATCCCTGTATTTATACCAGCCTTTATCAAAATCAACCTGTACAAAGAATTCTCCCATAAATCCGTTACGGTTCTTTCTAAATACACACTCAATTACATCAGAGTTTGGTCCACGTCCCAATGCCATTACCCAGTCAGCGTCATATGCGATCTGACGGCTCCAGGCAGTCTGACCCAAGGTAGGAACAGTATCTAGCTTTGTAACGTCATCTGGAGTCGCTGAGGAGATAGCTATGATTGGTATCTCTTCTGAAATTGCCATCAGCTTTAGTTCACGAGACAAGTTCTTCATACGTACCGTCTCATTGTCAGCCTTTTGGTTTGGAGACATCAGCTGTAGATAATCAACAATGACAAAGTCTGGCTTGTACTGATCAATCTTGCCACGTAGCACAGATGGTGTTACTTCTCCACCAGAATCATTAGAGATAATGTGGAACTCTGGCTTACCCTGTAGCTTAGACTGGTGCCAACGCTTTAGGTCATCAATCTCAATCTGCCCAGAAGATAGTTTGCGGTGTGACCAAAGACCCTCACCCATGATTGTAAATACACGGTTACGGACCTCAGTCTCGCTCATCTCAAGGCTAACCACCATTGGAGACTTGCCCTGTTTCCAGGCCTGTACGGCGAAATAAAGGCTTAGCCAAGATTTTCCAATACCTGGATAGGCTAAAAATACTCCAAGCTGTCCTGGCATAATTCCTGCTGGCAAGTAGTCATCAAACCCTGGTAGACCAGTTTTAATTCCTTGTGTGCCTAGCTCTGCCATACGCTGAGCATTTTCATAGTATGCAACAGCAGACTCAAGATCTGTAACATCAATGTCACGGATAGCTGACGAGTTCTTCTTTAGCTCTGCAGTCTTAGAGATAAGCATCTCAAGTGCGTTGGTTGCCTTGTCTGCCTGAACATCGGCAGCTGCAGAACGCAACACATCTTTTAGAGCATTGTTCATATACTCGTGCTGTAGCTCTTCTAGGTGATACTTAGTTGCACCAACACCCTCTTCTGGAGTAAAGTCACGAAACTTATCTACTACCAAATCTACTGGTGGTGCAGTCTGGTTTGTTTCAAAGTATCTACGTATAAACTGCCAAACATCGTTGTGGGTAGTGAGAATGTTGTCTACGTTAGCTTGTAGTAAGACATGCACCTGCTTGTCTTTAAGCACTGCCGAAATTAGCTTTGACTCTGTATTACTCACTTAACCACTTCTTTGCTAGTTCTCTACGCTGCTTTCTTTCGAGCAGATCTTGTTTATACTGTTCTCTACGATCAATAATGTCATGAGCGTAGTTGGCAAAATACTTCCAATTGGGAGATTGTGCTACCTCAAAGTAATATTCTAGCAGGTCGTAGCACTCTTGTAAACCATAAGATTCTACAAGAGCGTCTGCAGCCCACTGCTCTACATTTAAGTTTAATTGCGGTTTTGCCTCATACCTTGCAGTATGTAGCTTACTGTAACGACTTAGCAAGGCAAAACGCTCCTTGCGATCTGCCATTACTTGCTCTCAATCTCCGCTGAGGCTTCCTTGATCTTCTCTGCTAGTCTATCCTCTACGAAGGAATAAACCCTGTCAAACGCTTCATTGGTGTTTTCTCCATCACGCTTGTTATCAGAGACCTCAAGGTCAATACGTAGCGACTGGAAGTTACCCAGGTTAAGAGTATAACCAAGACCAACCTTGACTCTAGTGTTTTCGTTTTCCATACCCGTTTTCTTTCTATTAAATTGATTCAGACCACACTGGAATGAATCTACCATCTTCAGTTCTGGTATAAGTCAGTATACCATCACCCATCCTTCTTGTCAACTCTTGACGTGTAGGAGTCATATCATTTGTAATAAGTCCATCATTGCGTGGCCTACCAATGTGATAGGAAGCTAGTATATCACGAATTTCGTAAACTTGCGACTGTGAATAATAACTTCTTACCTGCCACCCTGTAGCCCCACCCTTTTGAGAGCCAGTAGGATGTGGGATAATTCCACGCTTCATTAAACTTGGCATATACTTTTTGTGTCTATTGACCAATTGTGCAGTTTCTCCAACAGTATAAGCCTTCTCTCTGTTCTTTTTAAAATCAGTAACAAGACAGCTTTCAATCTGATCTTTGATAATGTTGTATACAGACATAATTCCATTAGACTTGTTTAGATGATGCACTCTGACAAGGTCACCATTAAGAAACCAAACCTTTTTGCTGCCAGGAATAATTGGTGCAGAGTTATATTCCTCAGCCTCAATGCTGCCTTTGCGAGTAGCCATGATACTAGTTTGGAACACCCATGGCTATAATGTTTACTCTAACTGCAAGGTTTCCTGAGCTATTGAATGTAACAATACCGTCAACACGGTTAGTGGTCGTACTGGTAATAATTACTGAAATATCTTGTCCTGCAGAAGTTCCGTCAATGATAACTGGAGTTGCGGTTACAACTGGTGGATACTTATACTCGCCTTTAAACGAGTACGAGAATGACTTTGACGTTCCTGGCGTTACTGCGGTTTGGGTAGAGTATACATCAGAGTATCCTGCAACCATTTTGGTTTCAGTTGCCATCATATTTTGAGTTCCAGCAGAAGTATCTACAGACGCATACTTATAGGTAGCAGAAGATGTTTGCTGAGCAATCTCATTAATTGCCTCAACAATCTGATAGATATAGGCAACGTCTAGTGGTTGCCCTCGTGTTGGTGTAGGTATTCTAGCCATAGTTATCTCCTATATTATACCATTAAATGGTCTGTGGCGAACTGTTTTCGTAAAGCTTAAACTCAGAAATCCTGGTTTCAGGATTAATCTCTTCATATACCTCAACAGTATATTTGGTAGGTGGTGTGGCAGAAGTCTCTATATCTTGTGTTACTGAGTCATAATATCTATAGCTGGATGGAACAATGACACTAATTGAGGTGCTTGATTGTGATCCATAAAAAACCCACTCACCCTGATTTGTACCGTCCCAGCGTACCCATACATCATACGATGGCACCTTGCCAACTGGATTGCCAGAAATATTTCTTATTACAGAATCCCAGGTAACAGAGATTACGCCTGAAGACGAAACTGTTTTAAAGTTGTTTGAGGTGTAAGTGTAGTCTGGTACAATGCTGTAAACTGGTGACCAGTGTGATGCTCTGTTTTTATCTGCAGAAACAATTCTATATCTTAGCAGGTATGATCCAGTTTCAGCATTAAGTGGTGGCAAGCTATCATTATTAATTTTAACTTTCTTAATGCTTGCCATTATTGAACTCCTATGGCAAACCTAAATTCTACCAAATTAGAAGTATTGGAATACTTGATAATTGGCAATCCATCTGTTGTCTGTACTGCAGAATATCCTGTCAGTCCGTATAGAGGATTGATTGTCTTTACATTTTCAAGTCTCAAAGCATCTAGTGCAATAAAGAACTCAGAGCTAGGTGCTCCGTCATAGTAGACTGAAGAGTATACCTTGATTACGTCAACGGCACTCCAGGTAAATCCAGAACTCTTGTGAAGATCTTGTAACTGCTTGGTTACTACAACGTATCTATTATTAATTAGGTCATGAAGATCACCAGTCTGGTCTACCCCAGTAATTTCATTTACCACAATCTCCATACGTGCCCATTCTCCGTCAAGAACGTCTGATGAGGCAAACTCAATCAAGATTCTAGCTGAGTCAGGCTGGGCAAGGTTGTTTGATGTGGCAACTCTGTTTACTACAGAAAATGCCATTCTAAGCTCATCTTGTGGAGAATTCTTATTAAGGTTTGTGTTAATTCCAGTAATGTGAATGTGAGAACTACCAGTTGCTGGTTCAAGCTGAGAGCCATCCCACTGCAGATCTGAAGACGCACCATCCATAAGAATAACGCTATTTAGAAATCTTGGGGTTTCATGTCTCTCAATTCTATCCAAGTTAGTAAAGCTTCTGTTATCTGCAATAGTAAAGAATGCCTCATCTGTTTTAACGATATTGTATGGCGTTGCATCATCACCAAGAGATGCAATATAGGATGGTAGCTGCATTGCTGTCTCTCCAGAGTGATACTCCCAATTCTCATCATCATTAAAGGAGTATAAAAGTTTACTGTCGTATGCACCTGCAGAAGGATTAGATCCCTGAGAGAATAGACCAACCTCGGTAATTGCATACCTGTCCTGAGTAGGAAGCTCTGCTGTAAGGACTACCTTAGAGACGCCACCATCATCTACGTATCCTCGTGATGTTACTGGTACCCTAAACATCTCAAAGTCAAGGGTGTCCTTCTGAACGTACTCTGCTTTTTGCTCAGTTGTTGGTGCGTCAACAAGTGGCTTTGGTCCACATCCAATAGCAATATGTGAGGCATACGATGGTGCCTGACCAATCAGATATTTGGTCATAATGTCTTTGCCGTTATTAGTAATCATATTTTGTCCTAGTATATTGTATCATTATATAGCTCTACGCTTGACAACATTTGAACCTCAATCTGCTCATCATCCATCAAATTGGTTAGATTAATAACCAGCTCTCCGCTTTCTGGATCAATCTCAACAGCATTTGCATCTGATGGATTTGGTATTTTTGAGTCAAGAAGTATCAGGTATTTGCCAAAAATATCTTTTGATGTTTCTCCTGATGGCAACATTGTCATTGAATTAAATTTAATTGCAACAGAATCAATATTAGATATTGGATTGTACAGTACAGACTGACCATTAAGATTGTCAGTTCTTGATATGTTTATCAGTTCCTGGCCACCAATCTCTTCAAAGATTAGATTTGTCATCAACTCAATTGGAATGTCTGCAGTATCAATCATGATGTCAGAAGTTGCTGGCTTTACATATGACAAATTATTTACGTAAACATTTGGCTTAGCGTTGGGGTAGTTTGGAGTTACATTAGACATTTGGAACCTCGCTTAGGTATAGCACATTTTGAATCTGACCACTTCTATCCTTTGAATGATCTATTGCATATACTACAAACTTTGCACTTTCTGGTGCTACCTGATCACTACCAGTCTTGGTATCTTTGTAATATATTGAAACAATGTCTCCAAGTTGTATCATAGGGTTAGAAAAAATTGATACCGCCACCGCAAGCCTTGGCTTTGTGATACGCTCCATTAGCCAAGCCATTAGCTCATTAGCAGCATCGTAAGTCTGTACGTACAGTGCCTCAAGAGAGAAGTCATTCTTTCCATAGGTCATTCTGCTGTTTCTGATATCTTGGTAAAGCTTCTTAGCAGCCAGTGGTGAAGAGACAAGGTTGTCTGCAACAAAGTCTATATTTGATAGTGAGCTATTCTTTGAGAAATACTCATCTACCGTAAGAGCCTTGGTGCCAGACTGGGTAAATGTTACAC